TGGGGATATTCCTGGTCAAACTTTTTCTTGTCCCCCTTGAACTCTTCGAGCTTTTTCCGCCGCCAATAAAGCTGTTCGAGCTGCAGGTTGTATTGCTCCTGAAGCGCCCATTCCTCATCAGTGAGGGATTGTTCAAACTTCTCCGGGTCGATTCCTTCAGCGATGAAGTCCCGCCAGTTGTCTTCATCCTCAAAGCAGCCGGCGAAGAAGAACCGATAATCGCCGATCCCGTCCATCGCATCAATGCAGTCTTTGTAAAAGGCGTTGTGCCCATTAGCCGTCGATTCCTGAAAGACCATCGTGCCCGGGTCGTTCGGGATCGTGCCAATGAGCGCCGTCATCAGGCCCCGAATGTTCGGGTAGTAGGCGGCCTCGGAAAGATGAAGGAACCTGAAGTCAAACGACCGCCCAAAGTCCAAATTCTTCGCGGTCGCAATTTCAACGCTTGAACGGTTTGCCCATTGAATAAAACCGGAATCAACTGAAGCGGAGCGCCGGGTCACGCGCGGGAGGCCGATTTTTAGATAAGGCTTATAAGTCTGCTCGTACTGGTGATAGTAGCTGAAAAGCTGGCGCGCCGCCTTCTTTTCGTGTGCAAGTATCAAGGCGGCCTGGCCCTCAAAGAAAGGCGTGCCGTGGAAGATTATCGCCGAGATGATCCGGGAGATTCCTATTCGCCGGGTCTTGTCGATGATGAACCGAACAGGCTGGCTTTTCCGAATGCAGTCGTTGACCTCGTTCAAAAATCGAACCTGCGCGGCTTTTAGGTTGAAGGGTACAAGTTGGCCGGCTCGATTCTGAAGGGTAAGGGCGGCCGGAATGAATTTGCCGTGATCCCTGAATTCGTTCCATAGATTGAGAGCGCCCGTTATTGTTGCGGGATCAATCGGCGTGTCAAATTGGACTTGAGATTGCACAAGGATGTTTTAGTGAGCGCGCGGTCGTTGGTAACGAGATTCGTTCCATGCTTCATTTCGAATTTCCCAAACAGAGACGCCCCCAAGCGTCTGCTCAAACGGTTTTTGGAGCGCGCGCTCGCGGTTGATTCTATAGCAAGTTCAAAGAAAATCAAAGCCCGGCTGGCAAGACCGGGCTTCGATTCCATTCAGCACTCGTAATGCGTCAGTGTGTCCCTCACTGAAGATTAAGTTGATTATGGCATGGGATCGGGGGCGCGTCAAGGATCAGCGTTTTTATCTTGAGTGGTTTGATTCTCATACTGGCATATCCTCGTTTCGCTGTCTGAAATACGCTCGAATGCCGTCCCTCAGTTTGATGTCTCTGAGGGTTCCGTGATCGACCAAGTGATAAACCCCTTGCCGGTCCCTCTTCAAATCGTGGGTTGGATCAAACTGACAATCAATTAAAATCTGGTCCCTGGTCGCGTACCTCCGGAATTTTTTCGGCCCGTGAGGATAATGCAGGGCGAGGCCCTTGACGACGCCTACATTCCTTCTGATGAGTCTTTCGGCCCTTTCCTGCCAGGACATCATCGCGTCAAGAAAATTCTTGTGGTAGCCCTTCCTGATGACGCGCTGCACGCCTCCAATCAACGCAAAGACCGTGTAATAATCGCAGGCGCCCAAAATAGCGGTGTCGATCAATCCCCCTACCGCGTCCCAGGCATCGCGCCGACAAGCCCAGGCCAGGCCCGGCGCGCCGGGATAGCCGGGCTTCCCGTAAGGGTAGTAGTAGCCAGCGGCCGGCGGCTTCGTGAAGTCGTACCTTCCGGAAACGTAGTTATCCATAAAGCCGTTTGCGGTGCCGATCAATTCGCCATCCGAATTCAAATCCTGATACTGACTCCACATCTGCACGAAGGAATAATACTGCAACTGATGGACGGTTTCATCGGCCCAATCGGGTCGAGCAAACAGCACGTCAGAGTCCACCCACGCGACATACTTCCAGTCCGCGGGCAGCCTCGACACAGCCAAGTTGATGAGATTCTCTTTGATCCAAAGATCAGTCGAGGGCCAATCAGACCGGAGCTGAATGTTGAACGGATCGTTTGGGGTCGTGACAACGAAATCGCGATCTCCGAAGGCTACCTCGATCGTAACAAGCTGAGCCTGATGCCCCGCGTTGACAACCATGTCCTTGAAGTCTTCATAGAGCCTCCACCGACTGCGCCAACGAATGGGATTGAAAATTGGCGTGACCACGTAGAGAGGATGGTTATGTCTATCAGGGCGCTCAAAGAGTCTGTGCGGGCGGTCAATCAGGAGTTGGCGCGAAGGCGCGGGCGGGTTTGCTCGGGGCAGATTCGGTTCCACTAGAAATGGCCTTTCAAGGCATCAGCGCGATCAAGAAAATCGGGACCAAAAGTACAGCGGTGAGGGATAGCCAAAAAAGAGTTTTCAAGACTCGGGCGCGGCGGCGCATTGCTTCTATTCGGGCTAGGACCGCAAAGGAAACGGAGGTCATGGGAGCTCCTTCCGCGGCAAATAGGTTCCACGCTCAGGGTGAGGGAGAGCCTGGATGGATCTAGTTTCCTCAGATGCCGAAGCAACACAGCGCTCATTTTCCCCAGCCAAGTGAAATGCGCGCGTTTTAGCTGTTCCGCGAACGAGGACAAGGTTTACCTCATCGCCGAGCTTCAGAGTTCCGAAGGCGGCATTTGCGGTCTGGCACCCTAACACGAACCCAACTTGAGTACGACCAATGTGAAGGGATAACGCGAATGCATTTTGCTGTCCGTCGGGAACAGCATCGACCACGATTTTCAGGGTTTTGTCGCTGGCTGCGGGTAGATGGCTACACAGGCTAAACTCGTCATGAGCGGCTTGGCGTTGCTGTTCGTATCGCACGTCCTGCTCTTTACGCATCAGCAAAAGTACGTTGTCAAGCTCTTCAAGCGTTTGCGGGATACTAACACCGGCTCTGGCGCATACCTCTTGAAGATCGGCCCGGCCTTGCCAGTAGGCAAGTTTTTGGTTGTCGTAATGCTGTTCAGTCGGCATTGTTCACCGCCCCTCGTGGAAAAGAGACTTGAGAATCGGCATTTGACGGGTCTCCGTGTACCCGTGTGTAGGCGAAAAGCTTGGTTCAAATCCAATTTTGGACCGGCGGGCAAGCCGGCTTCCCGCGTGTTTGGCCGCCATCGCCGGGTTAATCTCGGTCCAGTTTCCCGTTGTCGGGTCGAAGGTCTGCGCGTAGCCCCCGGCCAACACTTGAAAGGACCTGCTCATGTGGCCCCTGAAATCGTACTTCTCGCCCGGTTCGTGGAAGAGCTCAAACCACGAGGGGAATACGAAATCAGAAACCAAAATACCATCGCCCGGTGGAACAGTTGGGGGTAACGCGATGGCGTAGGCGTACTGATCGTCTTCGCACGGGTCACAGACTTCGTATGCCCAAAACCCCTGACCAGCCTGGGCGATTAGATTTATCCCCGGATCGGCCAGCATTTCGAGCAGCTCGTGAGAAGCGCAGACGGTCCAAGATTCGCCGTCGTCCATCGTAGTTTTCGCAAAACATTTCCCGAGCGGCTGACCTGTCGGAGTTACGTCGTGATAGCCCAGCGCGTCGGCCTGATCGGAGTTGTCGAGGATCGCCAGAATCCAAGCGTTTGCGGGCGGCCTCTCAGGTACGGCCGCGCTGCTAGCCTCGACGGCGAGCGAAGGTTTGTAGCCAGGCCAGAATTTTACCGCGTAGTCGTCCCCCCAGGCCGGGAGCCAGTCACGGGAGACCTGGATTTGCAGGGCCGCGGCAAGCTGCTGGCATTGCAGGCCGGTGATTACGGTTGATTCGTTGACGATTGCGATTTGTGGGTTGCTCAAGGCGTCCTAGACCTCCCTGTCTTGGATTGGGCTTGAGCCAGTTTGCCGGTCTAGGTTAGCGCCCCGGCCCTTACCCAAGCTGCAACGGGAGCGAGTGTATACCTAAACTGGGGGGCCTTGTCAAGGGAAAAGTTTTTAGCGGGGGTCGGAAGGGTTTTCGGGGGGAAGATAACGGCAACCACGGGGCCACTGATCAGGCCGAGGACGTACCCAACGAAAAAAGCAAAACCTAAGCTCACTTCAGTCCTTCCAGCGCCTCCAGAGCGAGGATTTCGATTGCGAGAGCGTAGGGCGCCATCAGCCACCACGACCACTGATCCCAGAGGGCGAGTTTCGCGTGCAGGTCGGGGCTCACTTCAAAGGCCTCTTCGAGCGCATGGTCTCCTTAGCGAAGGCTCAGCATAAGCCGTTCTTCCCCTGCGTCGCCCGAGAAACTCTTCGACGGGACACGTTCGACACTCGCGATAAAAAGCAACTGAGCTTTGGCGTGCGGTCGGTCGATCGCGGTATTATTGCCAGTAATGCCAATCATGCTCATGCGGCGGCGGTGCGGCTTCCTGTTTTGCCTGATAGAGCGGGGATAGCGCCGCTTTTTTCTTTGGGACCCAATGGGCAAATTCCAAAAGTCGCCGAAGGATATCGATGCTAAACATGCTTGTCGCTCTCCGTAGCGGGCGGTTCATTTCAACCCCTCCACAAACTCCACCTGGCGCTTGATGAGATTTTCAGTGTCACTCAGATTATCGGTTGCTCTCCGCGCCGGTATGGGTTCGGGCTCGGAGAATTTGAGCGCGAAGTAAATCACGAGTGGAAGTATCGCGATGATGATCATTTCGGCAACCTCACAAGCACAAACTCATCGCCCCTACGAAGAGGCGCGCGACCGATCATTTGGCGAAGGTCTTTTAGTGGGATCCAAACGGAATCGAGGTAATTTCCTTCGTCATCGGCGAATCTGAGAATGGCGCAACGTTGAAAGTCGAGATTGTCGGCGGTGCCGTCGTAGATGATTTTCATTTCCGCCCTTTGGTATCACGCTCGGGAGCGCCTTAGTGTCAAAGTTTTCGGTTTTTTCGAATCAAGTTGCTTGACCGCTCCCGAGCGCATTCTTACGCTACTACGAATCAGGGCCGTTGTAAATTCCCCGCTTGGGTTAGGTGGTCGGGGTATTTTGCAAGCGCGACTCTCATGGCGTGGCGAATCACGTACAGGTTGGCGATCGCCACTAAATCCGGTAAGCCATCGGAAGCGTTTCTGCGGGCCAAGCGCCGAACATAGCGCAGAATCGATGGTGTTGGATACATCCCACACTGGTGCATCTCGTGGAGAACAGTGTCGGTGTTGATCGCCACAGGTGTTGGTGCGAAATAAGCGGAGCCCAGATCCTCTGATGTGTAGCGCCTAACCACGTTTCATCGCTTCAACATTCCCACTTCAACCAGAATATTCTGAATCACGCTGAGTTGGATGGTCCCACCTTCCCCAAGCGCTTTCTCGACGGGCCGGTATCGGCCTTCGAGTTTCGCCATTTGATCAACGGTCTGAAGCAGCGTCGCGGCCGTCTCACTCGCCATCTTGCGTGGGTCGTGAAACTTCGCCGGCGTCTTGCGCCAGAGTCGACGGTCGGAGCTTGGGAAGGCGGCATTGATTGCATCTTGCAGGGAGCCCTTAACGCGCGTCCAGCGCTCGTTGCCCGACTCTCGAAAATATTCCTCGTCGCGCTGTTCCCAAATCACCTGGACCTCGGAAGCGTGCGTGTCAAGCGTGTACTTGTCCGGGTTCTCCGGGTCAGTGAGATATTCGTCAATCGCGTCATAGACTTTAATCGACTGGTCGATGATCCGGTCCATCAGGGACTCAATGGTGCGGTAGCGCGCCAAGTCGATCTTTGCTTGCTCTTCGGCGTCCTCGCCGGCTAAGACCTTCGCCCGGGCAACCTCCCGGGCCCTTCGGATCTCAGCCGCGGCCGCGGTCATGTGGTTGGCTCGATGGTTTCGGAGAATCTGCGTGCCCGTGTGGAATTCGGCCCGAACCTCGGAGATTGATTTGACCACGAGGGCCGCTTCAATCTCAGCACGCCTAGCGTCCAAACAAACGCGGCAGAAGCCGCCGGCTCGCCCGAGTTTACCAGGGACGCGCTTGACCCTGACGTCGGTCGACGGGTGCGGATCGTCGGTTAGAGCAGTGTATGGTTCCGTTAGATTCGGCATGGTTTTGGCTAGTACAAATCCGCTTGGTTGGACTCACCTTCGATTTCAGCCTCATTCACGTTGCACATCTGAAATTGCAAGTACTGCCGGTTGAACCGGAGGTAACAGCTCCCGGTTGGCCCGTTTCGTTGCTTCGCCAAAATGAACTTTACCACGGGGGTCTTACTGTCGCGATGTAGAAAACAAACTAAGTCCGCGTCTTGTTCGATCGCGCCAGATTCTCGAAGGTCCGACAAATGCGGCCGGCGGTTTTCTTTTTCGATGCCCCGGCTAAGTTGACTGAGAGCGATTACCGGGCAATTCAGATCCTTTGCCAGCGCCTTCAGGTCGCGGGACACGCCTGCAACTTCCTCTTGGCGGTTCCGGGCGGCCAGAGGATTAGACACGAGTTGCAGGTAGTCTACGATTACCAAGTCAATTTGCCCTTGTTCGAGCGCAAGCCGCTGGGCCCTGGCTCGAATCTGCGTCGACTTGAGCGCCGCTGAATCGTCAACCCAAAGTTTCATCTCCGAGATTCGCCGCCAAGCATCGCTGAGCCGATCCCATTCGTGACGCTCCACGTAGGCGGATCTGAGCCGGTGAGAATCAAGTTGTGTCTGTCCCGCGAGCGTGCGCGACATCAATTGCTCGGCCGACATCTCGAGGCTGAAGAAGCCGACAACGCGATCAGACTTGGCCGCATACTCTGCAAAGTTCAAAGCGAGCGCCGTCTTGCCTTGGCTGGGCCTGGCGGCCAGGATAATCAAGTCGGGCGCCTGCCAGCCAGCCGTCAAAGCGTCGATATCCGGAAAACCCGAGCTCACCCCCGTGTTTGCCGCATACGAGCCCTGGTGTTGTTCGAAGAGCTGCTCAATTCTGGAAATCACGCGGCCGGTTATTTCGCCCGCAGACTCAAGCCCGCCCTTCGCCGTTTGCCGGTCGAGGCTCAGAAGCGCCTTCTCGGCCGATGTGATGATTTCCTGGCTTGAATCCTCGGCTTCAATCGCGCGGGCCTGCACCTGGGCCCCAAAGCGGATCAAAGCGCGAAGCGTCGACTTCTCGCGGAGGATTGGCAGGTACGGCTTCAGTGTGTTCGTCCTGGGAACTCCATCGATCAAGCTGGCGAGATAAGTAGCGCCGCCGACCTGCTCAAATTCTCCCTCTAGCCTGAGTGCGTCGCTGAGTGTGAGGAAGTCGACAACTTGGCCAGCCTGTGAAAGCTTCAGCATCGCGCGGTAAATTCTCCGGTGACTCTCGAGGTAAAAATCATCCAAGCGCGCCAAGTCGGATAATTCCGCCAGCACGAGGTTATCGAGCAACACGGCGCCTAAGACCGATTTTTCAATTTCCACGGCACACGGCATGCCTTTTTCCAAAAACGCATCACCATGAATTTGGTTTTTCAAATTTCCCCCTCTTGGCTAATTTTCCACTTTGCGAATTTCGGCCAGTCCCGAGGTATCCAGGCCAGCCGCGGAACCTTGCCCGGCCATTCTACGTTGAAAAACCAATCCCCGAAATTCCCTATCCAGGTTACAAGCTGCGAATCGGGTTGCTTGGGAAATCGATCGCGGAGGAACTCAACCGCGCGAGCAAGATCGGCCCGGTCCCCCTCGGTGCAGTGATCGAGTTCCAGGGCGGCCGCCTTCAGGAGCGCCGCGACCAACGCCGAATCCGGAGGCTTGCCGTTTTGCTTTTCCGCGGGCGCGCGCGGCATGAAGCCCGCGCCACTAGAAGATCCACTACCAAACAGGGAATCTTTAGCTTGTTCTGGTTCTGGTTCTGGTTCTGGTTCTGGGTGCACGCGGATTCCGCCCCGCTCAGCACCCCGCTTTCCGCCCCGCTTTCCGCCGCGCTCAGCGTTAGTGCTTTCAGCGCCCTTAACTCTTCCATAATAA